CACTGAAAGAAGTTGGATTTATATCATGACACCATTTGACTTTATTAATGCAATCAATTCCACAAAGAAAGATCTCTTAGCAGAAGACCCGATGGCTAAGAAGGACTATGTTCCTTTTATCATTAACAGGGGTTTGGGTTATTTTCCAGATACAGTCCTATATGCAAACGAGATGAATCGCAACTCATCTATTCCAGTGGACTGGCAGTTTTCTTTTTTACTAAATAGTATCTCTAAGAAGAAAAGATTCTCTAAGTGGCACAAAAAAGATGCCGAAACAGAGTCTCTTCGATTAGTTAAAGAATACTTTGGTTATTCCGATTCTAAGGCAGTTGATGCCCTAAGTATATTGACGGAAGATCATTTAGTTATGATAAAAGAAAAATTATACAAAGGTGGAAAATAATGACTGTCGAATTGATTTATTACGACTGGACAGCTGAGTCCATGCTTGAGGTGATACTACCAGAACCAGATAACTTTCTAAAGGTTCGTGAGACTCTCACCCGCATCGGGATAGCTTCCAGAAAAGAAAACAAGTTGTATCAATCTTGCCATATTTTACATAAGCAAGGTAGATACTTCATTGTACACTTCAAAGAATTGTTCGCTCTTGATGGTAAAGAATCCAACATCACGAGTGGCGATATCGAGAGAAGAAATGCTATTGCTGGTTTGCTTCAGGATTGGGATCTATTAAAGATTCTAAATAATACGCAAGCCGACAATAAAGCATCCTTGTCTCAAATTAAGGTGGTCTCTTATAAAGAAAAAGACCAGTGGGAACTTGTTCCAAAATATAACATAGGAAAAAAATCAAAATGATTAAACTTGAATTGAGTGTTGACGAGTGTAATATGATTCTTCGTGTATTGGGTAAGCACCCATTTGAAGAAGTAGTTTCTGTTATTAATAAAATTAAAGCACAGGGCGAGCCACAAGTGGTTGCCATGGCTGAAGCAAAAACTGCAGATGACACACCTGCAGAAAAAGCATAAATATCATTAGTCTAAACTAATGATTTTCATTAGCTGGTTTTTAGTCTCTTAGTCCTAAGTAGTAAGTCCAATAACGGACAAACAATTAGGAGATTAATATGTGGACTAAACCAGAAGCAGTAGAAATGAGATACGGATTCGAAATCACTATGTATGTGATGAATCGATAAGAATTCACCTTAGGACCACTAAGTTACGAATCGTTGGTAAAGCTGACATGACGCACGATGTCGCTGGAACTAGTAACCAGCATTAATGATATGCCTTCGGGGTATCAATTTTAATTAAACTCGCTTAATAGGAGAAAACAATGTTGAATAACATTAACACAGCCATCGACACTTTTCAAGGTGTCAAAACTAAATTCGTTGAGACGTACGTCAAAAACGAAGAACTCAAAAAACCTCTCAGTCAATTTATTGCAGCACAATCTTCTTTTGCTAAGATCGTGGCTAAGGCACATGTAGACTTTTATACGTCTCTTGGTCTTTCAGCTTACACTTTCGATGCTAAAAAAGCATTTGCTAAACAATAAGGAGACTATCATGGGAAACAATTTTATCCCCACTTTCTGGGGTACTAAAGACTTGGACAAATTCTTTGTAGGTTTTGATGACCAGTTTGCTCATCTACAAAAACTTCACGACGACGTAACAAAGAACATTCCTAACTATCCTCCATACAACATTCGTAAGAATGATGAGAACTCATACACAATCGAAATTGCAGTTGCTGGTTTTGGTGAGTCTGAGATTGATATTGAGATTGATGGTGGCAAGCTAATCGTTAAGGGTAATGTCGATGCAGCTACTGCTGCACTAGAAGATAACTTCTTGTTCAAAGGTATTGCCACTCGTGCATTTACTCGTGCATTTGCCATCGATGATCATATCGAAGTTAAGAATGCAGAACTATTTAATGGTATGCTTAAGATTGCTCTAGAACGTCTAGCTCCAGAACAAGTAAAGCCAAAGAAAGTTCCAGTAAAGACCAAGGGTTCTAAACAATTCTTACAGGAAGATGCATATGCAAAAGCTGCTGAACAACTGTAAGAATGCCATCATAGGTATCCTTGAAGGTATCCAAGCATTCAAAGATTACAAAGCAGGTAAAGTAAAATGAATAATTGGATCCCAATGACAGATGATGATTGGGATTGGGTAAACGGTAAAGCACCAGTAAACCCTAGCCAAAAGTAATCGTACAAGTAGGGAGAGTTTCGGCTCTCCCTAAATACTTGTATGAAAGCAAGACTATCTTCAAACATGATATCTTTTGTCACAGTTCGTCGTGGCGATTGGATATTAAAAATATCTGTTTACAAAAATAAACAGATAATGGTAGTTGCACAGCATTGTTATGAGTATGAAAGAACAATTGTTCATTTCTTTATTGATCAAAACATTGCAGCAGATTTTATTGAACAACTTGTTATAGAGGATTGAAATGACAGAGATTAAAGTATTTAAATTGATTAGTGGTGAAGAACTAATTGGTAGTGTAGAAATTACTGGATTGGGATATACAATTGAATCACCAGCAACTATTCTTATGCAACAAACAAAAGATGGTGTTGGTCTTGCATTGATGCCATATATGCCTTATTCTGAAGGAAAGTTAAAATTGTTTAGTCAATGCATTGCCACCGAAGGAACTCCATCGACCAAAATGGTCAACGAATATAACCGATTATTCGGTTCAGGGATAGAGATCGCTCCAGCGTCCGCTTTAGTCGGTCTGTAACCCTCTCTAGGCTTCTCCTAGACCTCCCTCCAAACCCTCTCTCGTAGAGGGTTTTTCACATTCCAGAAGCCCGAATCTACAGGGCTAGCAATCCCCTCAGACTCGTAGGGTTATTCCAGATAGTTGTTGTCTTTAATTGCAACTTGCGGTATAATAGTTGTATGAAAATTGAAAAGGAAGTGAAAATGACTGAGTTTGAAAGCAAGTGTTACGGTATGACTGAAGTTGATATCCGTGAAGAATACATGGGTTCGATTACTGCTCGTTTGAGTGGTTTAGAAATGGTTGCGATGAGTGTTCTTTCTGATGCTCAAGAACTGATGTCCTTCGGCAATGATCAAGCAACTGATCAGGCTCGCAAAAACATCAATATCGCAAAATTCATTCTGTCAGAAATGATGGAAGCAAAAATGTCTGCAACTGTTTAATTAAAAGGAAAATATATTATGTTCTATAAATCAAAATCTGAGATCCGTGCTGAAACCGAAAAACAAGTAAAGTTGTTTTTGAAGAAGGGTGGATCGATCGAAGTTGTAAAGGCACGCAAAGCACCAAAACAACGCATGTCTGGTAAAGTTACAAGATCTGGTTCCACTGGGACTTCTGGTTTTGCAGCTGGATTCCCTCGCAAGAGTTGCATCTAAGTGTTGTCTTTAATTCAGAATTGCGGTATAATAGTAGTATGAAAATCGAAAAGGAATTGCAAATGTCAAACGAATTCAAATCTTGGGAAGAAATGTCTGTGTTGGAACAAATGCAATGCCAGTACTGGGACATGTACAAAGATGCGTATGGTGTCCGTCCTCGTGGTATCGATACCACTGAGTGGACTGAGGAAGAATTCATGGCTGAATTCGAAACTCTTGGTCGAGTCATCGAGCGTGAAGAGATTGCTCGCAAAGAAAGCGAAGCCAATGCGTCTGTTCGGTTCGAAGCACAGATGGATTCTTTAATGCAGGCTGGCGCAGTTAGTCGTGATGCTGCACTCAAATGGATTCACGAAGCAGAAGGTAGCGATGGTGACGATGAGTACTTGTGCTTTTTGCTAGGTCTTTCCTATGGTTATTTTAGGAAAGCAGCATGATTCTCGCTAGAGAAATTACTCAATGGGATGAAGGTACGGCATGTAACCATACCTACATCATGACTGAATCTATGGATAAAATCTTTGGTTACTTCAAGAAGAATAATCCCACAGACTTCATGATGTTCAAGAATCCAATTCGTATCGATACTCGCTATCGTAAATTCAAAGTTATCAAACGCAACATGTACTTCAAAGGTCAAGAGCCAACGCATCGGATCTGGGAAGTTAAAGGTACTAAAGACCATGTGTATACTGTAGAACAGTCATCCAATGGAATGTATTGTAGTTGTATCGGTTTTAAATATCATGGTAAGTGTAAACATATTGATGGAGTGATGAATGAACATAAATGAATTTCTAAACAGTCTTGCTGAAAATGCCTCACGCAATTTTAAGATCGACCAATTAAACGCACAAAGCGATAACGAAACTCTGCGTGAGGTTATTCGGCTAGCACTGGATCCATTTACCCAATTCTATCAACGAAAGATTCCTGAGTATACCACTGACTCAAAACAAACAAGTCTTGATCAAGCCATGCTTGCATTATATGACTTGAAGGAAAGAGTTGTCACTGGTAATGCAGCGATTGAATATCTCCGCATGCTTCTGTCATCTGTATCGGCTGATGATGCCAAGGTATTGGAGAGAATCATCTCCAAAGATTTGAAGTGTGGTGTTGATGTATCCACTGCCAACAAAGTTTGGTCTGGTTTGATTCCTGAATACCCATGCATGTTGTGTAGTCCATTCGAACAGAAGTTGGTTGACAAGATTAAGTTCCCAGCGTATGCTCAAATGAAGATGGATGGTATGCGATTCAATGCCATTGTGCGAGATGGTAAGGTAGAATTCCGTAGTCGAAACGGTAAACAGATTCTGTTGTTGGGTAATCTCGAAGCAGAGTTCGCTGCACTTGCAGGTAATGTTGATTGTGTCTTTGATGGAGAATTGCTTGTAATGTTGGATGGCGACCACCAATTTGCTGATAGGCAGACTGGTAATGGCATCTTGAACAAAGCAAACAAAGGCACAATCTCCTCTGCAGAAGCATCAATGGTTCATGCCACTGTTTGGGATTTAATTCCTTATGTAGCATTCGTTGATGGATATTGTTTGACTCCATATGCAAAACGATTCTCGACATTAGAACAGATTGTAAACAATCAGAAGTCAGAGAATAAAAAGATTTGGACTGTGACATCAACCATTGTTGAAACACTAGAACAAGCACAAGATATTTTCCAAGGTTATCTTGCAGATGGATACGAAGGTATCATTCTTAAAGATGGTAGTGGTGAATGGGAAGACAAACGAAGCAAGACTCAGATTAAATTCAAAGGTGAGTTGGAATGCGATCTTAAGATTGTTGCAGTCGAAGAAGGTAAAGGTAAAGCAGTAGGTATGCTTGGTGCAATTATCTGTGAATCCGCAGATGGAATTGTAAAGGTAAATGTAGGATCTGGTTTCAATGATGCACAACGAAAGCAATATTGGAAAGAAAATTTAGTTGACA